TCTTCTGAGATTATCTTCTTAAGTTCCTCATCAGTCAGATCCACTGTCTTGTTAGTATTAGTCTGTTCAATCCGAGCTAGCTTAGGATTCTCATACTCTGCTATCATATTAGCGTATCTAGCTGCATCTTCATAGTTATCTTCCTGAAGTGCTTTAAACATAGCCATTCTAAGCACATCAAGTGAAGATACCTGAGGAAGATCATCTAAAGCTCTCTGAAAGGCTTTAGCCGTTATCTTAAATTCCTCTGCTAACTTGACGTTAAGTGACCTAGATGCTGCACTCTTAAGCTGATTAGCTCGTGCAGTCTCCGAGGTAATAACCTTAAGATTAGCTAAGGAATTTGGGTGTATTCCTTTTGACATATTTTTATCCTTCGTTGTAGTATCCCTATTAGGGGACTACTCAATCTTTAATCCATAGGAACAATCATGACAGTAGCAACAAATGACACAGTTAACGTAATCATCAAAGATGTAGAATTACATTGGGCTAAATTAGATAAGCCTGTTGATCCATTCGGTACATTACAATATGAATTACAGATTCAGGCTCCCAAGAAACGTGAGAAAGAATTAGCTGTTTTCGGTAAAGTTAAAGCCATTGATGGTGGTAAAATCTCTATCAATCTTAAGAAGAAAGCTCTTAAGGCTGATGGTAGTGATGCTGCTAAAGTACGTGTAGTAGATGCCACTAAAGAAGCACTTGATCCAAAACTTATCGGTAATGGTTCTATCGGTAATGTTATGGTTATGCAAAAACCTTATGAAATCAAAGCTCCTAACGGTAAAGTAACCAAGTCAGGTATCTCCAATATGCTCACAGCTGTACAAGTAACTAAGCTTGTTAAATATGAGCGTAATAGTGAGAACTTTGTAGACTTCGATGCTGAAGAGTCTACTGGTGTTACAGCCGCTTCAGGTGATGATTCACCATTCTAAATATCAGTTAGTCATAACTGACTAATATCAATAACCCTTCAAGGAATCCTCTTTGAAGGGTTTTTTAATCAAAGGTAACATATGTATAAATTTCATTTCAACAACAAAGACACAATACACCTAGATTATCCTAAAGGTGAGTTATTAACTAAACAGTCATGTGCATTAATCCAATACGAAATTAATGAAAATCATCATGATGTAGTAATAAATGTAGAACATATGCACTTCAGAAAAGAAGATTTAGATGAATTAATTACTTTCTTAACTGCTCTAAACAACAAACTCAAAGGACTCTAAAATGGCTAAGCTTAACAAAGATCAAATCAAATATGCTGTTCAACGTGCTAATGCTAAACTAAATGAAAAAGAAGAATTACAAAAGGAATCTATTCCTGCAGTACCAGACCCACGATATAATGCAAAAGCTGTCTACAATGCCATCTACTCAAGTAAACAAATACCTTTTGAACTATTTGAAAAAGAATTTAATCATGGTGGTTACTACTTTGCTAATGGTGTTCGTGAGTTAGCAGCCTACGATAAAGAATTCACAGCAGAATACGATCGTTACACTATGCTACTAAAGAAAATCTCTGAAGACATCAATGTACAACGTACTGCTATCCAAGATAAACTATACCTCTCAGATGATGCTGCTGAAGTACTAGCCTTAATTGATGCCCTCTAAGGCACGTAGTCTTTTTGTAGCATTCGTATGTATGTGCTTAGGACTCCACATCCTGATACCATCCACTGTAGAACAAAGTACAACTAGCCAACTAATGATAAAAGCTAAAACAAGTTCTAAAGAAAAAGTATGTTATAAAAAGAAACTAAAACCTTCTGTCAAAAAACAATGTGAAAGATGGGGTATTTATATATGACACTTATAGATAAAGCATGTTACGAACGTGGATGCGCTTGTTATGACGACCGAGTAGATGACGATGCAGTTGAAGTAGTCTTGGCACAGACGCAAGAGCCTGTGGTTTATCAATGTCCGAGATGTGCAACTTCTATGCAAGTTGACCTAACCGCTAAAGCAGCCTTGGCACAGACGCAAGAGCCTTGGTGCATGAAGATGAACGACTGCAAAACAAAGTGCGAAGACTGCCCCGATGAGCCACCACAGCGCACAGAGCAAGAGCCTGTGGCGTACTACTTACCACATAAGGGGTTCTATTGGGCAAAGCCCACAAGAATTTCAGCACCAACTATTGCTGATGTTGAGCCATTGCCCCTCTACACCCACCCACCACAGCGCACATGGGTAGGGCTGACAAACAATGAGCTTCAACCAATTGCCGATGAATACCGCATTCTTTTTGGTAGTTGGGTTGAAGACTTTGCTAGAGCCATTGAAGCCAAACTCAAGGAGAAGAACACATGACAATATACATAATAGTTTTATACATTTGCATAGAAGCTAAGTGTCAATTCTTTCAAGCAGAAGGGTATATAACAGATGAAAAAGAATGCAAAAGAGAAGTTGCAACACAAATAGAAAAAGGCAAACGTGATGGTATTAAAGTAGATGGTACATGTATTGACTTAGAAGTTCAAGGAAAAAGAGTATGAATGAAGTACAACAATTCTACGAAGCTATCCGTAAAAAGTGGCCTGTACCAACTAAACCTTGGGAAGAGCTTCATCCACAAGAACAAATAATGCTTATCCAAGCTATCAACATAATCTTACAGGTATTACAATGACAGATCGTATACACATAACCGCATCAGGAAAAGAAATACAAGTATGGGATGACATGATCCCAGCAAACTTACAAAGTGTATTCTTTCAATACATAGTAGCATCAAGATACTCTATTGGATGGGCTGATCAAAACTCAGAAACAGGAGCAAGATATAGATATCTCCATTGCCAAATGACTGACGAAGAAACTTTTCATGGTGGAATATATCCATATATTCTAACAACCAAAATAAAAGATCATCTTGAAGGATATGTTTTTGAAAAGTCAGTAATCAATCTAAGCACTCCATCTGATGTAAATTTCTTTCATACTCATGACAAAAACGGCCTTATCCTACTCTACTATCCTAATCCAATTTGGCAAAATCATTGGCATGGTGAAACATTATTCTCAGATGAATCATCTAAAGAGATTGAATATGCCATATCATACAAACCTGGGAGACTAGCACTATTTAACTCATCAATCTCACATTCTATAAGACCACAATCAATTGTTGCAGACAACTTTAGATTTACTTATGCAATGGTATTTGTAAAGGGATAAAATGGATATCTATGAAGGTGAATTCAATACAGACGTACTATGGGACTTCGACTATACAGACTATGAGGATACCGAAACAACAGTTCTCTATTCTGTAGAACCCGCAGAACCTTGGGTAGGCCTCATGCATGACGGATACGATTATCAAGTCCTATTGTATCGTGATAATAAGTTATTAAAAGATATTACTGATGAATTGTCTGATAAAGATAATGCAGCAATATATCATGCCTGTGTAACCAACTTTGAGGAGATTAAAAATAGTCAATACGAACCATTCTAACAGCTTTGGGTCATCAAAGTATTTTGTATTTAACCAACAAGGTTATGACCGTATGTATTTCGGTGTAGCTGGTCGTGAAATCAGTCTACTAAACGCAGTTCTATTCTTAACACATAAAGAGGCACAAAAACATGCAGACAATCTCAATTCCCGTATCACAGATCAAAAAGAAACGCACAATGAACCCTGAAGTACAAGCTAAAGGTGCTATTGCTCTTGAAAAATGGCGTAAAGAAAAAGCCAAAGCACATGCTAAAGGTGGTAAAACATTAGCTAACTGGATTGCTAAAGAAGAAGCTAAAAAAGCAGCTCGTACAATCTCTCCATTAACCGCTATTCGTAACTTCTGTATTGACTGTGTAGGAGGTAGTACTCAAGAAGTATCTAACTGCTCTAACCAAAAATGTAACTTATATATTCATCGTCCTTATCAATTATGAAACTGTATGAACTAAAACGTAATACACTATTCACTCTTGTTGGTGATGATCGTATTTACAACCTACATCACATTGATGGTATGTATTCATATGTCACAGACGCTATGAATAATGTATACCATTTCGCAGCATTTACTGAAGTAGAACCATATGACAACCATAGCATACAAACTGTTTCGTAAACGTAAAGACGGTACATACGGACCACTCTTTATTAACCGCAAACAAAAGCTTAATGTAGGTATCCTATACTATGCTGAAAAACATCCTACTAAAGGCTATGCCTATAGACCAGGATGGCATTGTTGTGCAGAACCTAATGCACCACACCTATCCAAAAAAGATCGTGTATGGTGTGAAGTTAAAATTGAAGAATATACAGAACACATGAGACCAGCTAACCAAGGTGGCTTGTGGTATACAGCAAACAAATTAACAATCCTACAGGAACTGTAATGTTAAGACATAAAGAACATACCTATCTTGCTGGTCCAATCGAAGGGCTAACATTATACCAAGCAACAGGATGGCGAAATGAAGCTTCTTTTGAGCTAAATAACTTCGGTGTTGATACGCTTGATCCAACTCGAAGAACATCCTTTGTTGACAGTAACCATCTAACAACTAAAAATGCTGCTAGGCGTGTATGGAAAGCTGACCTACAAGATATTGCCTACAGTACTGTTGTATTAGCTAATCTATCAGACAGTCTGCCAGGTAAAAAGTGGGGTACTGTATGCGAAATAGCCCATGCACATACTAAAAATAAAATCATTATTGTTGTAATGGATAAAGATCAATTCGAACATCCATTCATCACACAATATGCCACTGAAGTACATCATACTCTTAATGATGCTATTGAAGCTGTAAAAGAGTATTATCTATGAAATTAATATTTAATCTAATAACTATACCACTATTTCTATTTATAACTTGGAATCACTTAATATCAGCTATATTTGTATTCACAATAATATTTACATTATACCTAATAAATATATTGTTTGACAAACCAAATCTATTAGTTACTACAAACACAAGGAGATTCTAATGCCTAACTGGACAGCAAACAGTGTAATCATCACTGCAAACAATAATGCACAACAAAATAAAATCAAAGAACTACATGATAGAATGTTTAGTGGTGATGAAACCTTTTTAGATGGTTTGTTTGAATACTTCGTACCATCTTCCAAAGGTGATGACTGGTATCAATCTAACATTGATAACTGGGGTACTAAATGGGATGCCACTGATGTAATCCTTGAAGAAAGTGATGAAACAACATTCATCCATTTAACCTTTGATACCGCATGGAGTCCTCCTGAAGCATTCTATGATAACATGACTAAACAAGGTTATACTATCGAAGCTACTTTCTGTGAACAAGGTTGTGACTTCATCGGCTATTATCGTGATGGTATGACTACATCAGAAGACTTCTTTGATGACTCATTTCCTGATAGTGATGCAGATGACTATTATGAAACTCATGATAAACGTATAGAAACATACTTTAAAGAAAATAACTTTACACACTGGCCACTACACTCAGGAGGTTAATATGCCATACATTCGTAGCATTGATAGAGATCGTTTAGACTATATTACTGATGCAGTACTTAATACAGGTATTACATCTGCAGGTGAAATGAACTACCTGTTTACAATCATTGCAAATGAATATCTTAATCGTAATGGTAAAAACTACCAATACATTAATGATATTGTAGGTGCTTTAGAGGGTGCTAAACAAGAGTTTTATCGCCGAATTGCTGCACCTTATGAAGATGTTAAAATTACAGAAAATGGAGATGTATATTTATGAACATTGATGATGACAGACAACTGTGGAAATCAAAAGATCCACGAGATGATTCATTTAAATCAGACTTCTATGATGAATGGGCTAAGAAACAAGTATGGCCTTTCTCTATTCCTGAAGAAAAAACATGGAATAATACTTTTGCAAAAGCATACAATAAAGAAATTGATTATGAAGCAGCTAAAAAAGAAGAATATACCTTAGATGAAAACTTCTTTATTCAATCAAGCATTGATGCAGTTATTAATCCTAAGCACTATAAAAACGTGGCTGCAGGTAAACAATACATGGAATTAATGGTTGATATGCTTGATAATAAGTCAGGTGTTGAAGCACACTTGTTCGGTCAAATCTATAAATACCTCATGCGATGCGGTAATAAAGATGATGAAGTACAAGAGTTAGAAAAAGCTCTATGGTATTTGAATGCTCTTGTTAAATACAAAAAAGAAGGTGTTGTACTATGAAAATAGAGTTAGGCCATGAAACCTTTTCAAGAGCAATAGCTCAAGAACTTAAAGAACAATACCATTCTTTAAAACGTGATATTGATAATAATAGACATGTAGGTTTATTTTCCCATGATAAAGAAGAAGACCAAAGGCAAATGAAAGAATTTTTAAATGCTTTTGAAAAAGTACATAGCTTCTATTCGATTTATAGTATTAATGAACATCCACATGAAAGCTAGGAACAAAGTAGTCAGGGACAGTATTCGTAATCCTAAACGTAATGCTGGTAAACATAAAGATAAACGTGAAGATATACTAAAACAATTATTTCAACTTGAAGAAGAAATGGCTTTAGTACAATCAAGAATAAAACAATTTGAGGAGATGTATAATGATAGTACAGAACGTAGATGAACATGAAGATGGTAGCGCAACTTTAACTATGGAAATGACTAATGAAGAAATACGTACTTTAGTTGAGTATGCTATTATAGACTTACTTAAAAAGTTTATTAAAGATACAGGACAAAGTAATCAGTGGAAAGATTAAAAGAAATACGTACTTTCTTCGGTAAACTATATGGAACATACGGAAGAAAGTACACTACAATAGTTGAATCAAGGGCATATGAATGTATCCTATGCCGACAAATATTCTTAAACAAACAACAGGGAATATACCATGAGTGTATTAAAACCATATCGTAATAATTTATTTGCCTCTAGAGATACTGTAGAAGAAGCATTAGACTATTGCACTATGATAGCTGAAGGATGTGGTGAAAACCATGGAGTAGTTCTTACTGCTATTATGGTGTTGATAAACACTGTATGTAAATTAGAAGAAACAAGTGAGTAGCTGGCTCATTGTAACAATAGGTTTTGTATACCTCTATATATCAATAGAACAGCTGTACAGGGGTAACACAGGAATGGCAATAACTTACTTTGGATATGCTCTCGGTAACGTGGGTTTATATATGTTAGCAAAATGAATATTGAAGAACAAAAAGCTTTTGTTAAATCCTACTCAAATAATATGGCTTATTTATCTGCAAATGAAGTTGCTGATTTTGTTGCTAAATATGAAACAGGTGAAGATATAGATTATTCAAGTGAACATACAAGCATTATGGACGCATTAGGAATGTGGCATGACGCTATTAAATGGAAACTAAATGAACTTAATAAGAACAGTTAAGAAGTTTGTTACAGGCACTGATAAGTACTTTGATATCTACGAATGTACTGTTGACGAAGTTGAGTCTTACACATCTGACTCAGGTAAATCAATGATACGTGTTAAGATAAATGAAGTAGAATACTCAG